CAAAGATGAATTACTTAGGATTAGACTGCTCATCTAAAGCAGTTCACGGAGTTATCGTAAACGATCAAGAAGAACTTGTAGCTAAATTAAAATTCGCATCTACCCCTAAAGACCCATTTGATTTTAGGCTTTATCAAATATTTGACAACTTTAGTGTATACCTAAACCAAAAATTAGAGTATAATGGAATACATAGTTCTGCAATTGAGGCAGCAATTTATATTCAAAATGCACGTACCACAATGGAGATTTCCGGTGTGGTTAGTGTTGCGAAGTACATGCTTCATACTAAGGGGATTGAGTGCGTTCCTGTCGATAATAGGAGTTGGAAAAAGCAGATTTTAGGTAAGGGGAACGCCGGGAAACCCGATATAAAAAAATACGCTGTAGAGAAATGGGGAGACGTATTCCCTGAACAAGATTATGCCGATGCCGCTTGCATTGCGTTATGGGCAAAGAGAAGAGGAGAAGAGAATGCCTAATTTCGAGAAGGTTGTTAAGCCGCCTACCTTTTACATGAGTCCGGGTAAGAAGGCAGAAAAGGTGGAATATAAAGATAAATTCCCAGAAGGAACCACCCTTGAAGATTTAAAGAAACAACAAGGGGTTGTAGTTTGGTGTAAGTACTTGGCGTGTGTGAATAATAAACAATTTGATGATACCCAAAGAACTACAGGGGCGTTGCGGAAGAACAGCAATTATAAACCAATCAGTGAACGAGAAAATGTTTGGCAGGGGGTTTGTACAAGAGATGAAATTGGAGTGGATTTTCAAGAATTCTTTTCTAACGGAGCTAAATTTAAAGTACCTATGTGCTTCAATGCAGCTTCTAACAAAACGGGGTACACGGATTTCAGTAAACTTCTTCAATCAGATGGAAGTCCTTACGGTGGTAGCATTGAGTCTCAGTCATTCGAGTATTCTTCTGACCCTAATGAGGGGCGGTAATGCCTAGATTAATTCCAACTGATGTTAGATTAGAAGCAATGAGTTTGTATGTTGCAGGGTCAGACACAGCAAAACAAATAACTGAAAAACTTGCGGAAAAGTTTGAAGTCGATATTACTATTTCGACTATTTATTCGTGGGCTAAGAAGTTTAACTGGGATGAGAAGCGTCTACAAATTCAAGAGACTGGGGTTTCTACGGTAATGGAAACCGAAAGCCAACGCTTCGCTAGGCTACAAACAGAGCATTTAGATACATATACAGACATACGCGAAAAAGCTCAAAATGAATTAAAGGGTTTAAACTTCCATGATGCTGGAGTAGCGGCACGTACCGTGGATATGAGTATTCAAGGGGAACGTAAAACTATGGAAGGTTTGATACACGTTCAATTTGTGCAGGACATATTAAATGTTTTAGTTGAGGAAATTGCTGACCCTGAAACCGTTAGTCGTATTGCGGCTCGTTTTCAAGGTGTTATTCAACAAGCAGGTGATAAGTAATGGCTAATGAGGTTGTAACGGTAGCTGATGCGTTAGCACGGTTATCTGAAGGACTTTCTACCAATCAAAAACAATCTATAGGAAGCTTTCATGAATTTGTTGTAGATATTTGGTCTCAAAGTTTTGAGCGACCAGAACTATTTGATACGTGGCACGTAGGGGTTATTACAGAAGATGCTGAAAGAGCTTTATCAGACAATAAAAACTATGTGGCGATCTTACCCCGTTTTCATTTCAAAAGTACTTTACTAGGACATGCTTTTAGTGTGTGGCGTTTGTTGAAAGCAACTCGTGACATGTCAATCCTATATTTATCATATAGCGATACGATGGCACGTTACCACATATCAGAAATTAATAAAACGGTTCAGAGAAACCCAATCTTAATGGATATGCTCACCGCCCGTAATTCTCGTGCGGAATTTCAATTTAGGTATACAGTAAATAATAAACCTGTTGAAATACTGCATGGGGGTTTGTTTTCATTCAAACGTGGTATGCACGTAAACGGAGCGTTGATTGCTGATGACATATTGCGAGACCCAGAAAACCCGTTACAGTTGGGCGAGATAAATAAAATTGAAGATCACTTCATGACTGAAAGTATGTTTATCCCGAATCAAGAAGCCCCAGTTATTGTTCTGGGAACCCCTATGCTCCCCGACGACTTATTAGGTAAACTACAACGTGATGACCGGTTTATATCTCGTGTTCTCCCCGCTATTGACCCTACCCCTGATCGCCACATACTTATGCCCTCACTGTATTCTGAGGAATGGCTAACAGCACAACAAAAGGCACGACCGAAATCATTCGCTTCTGAGTTCTTACTACAACCATCATTCCAAACGGAATCTTATTTCAACAGGGAAGATATCGCCGCTTGTGAAGATAGTTCTCTACGACAATTTAGTGTCCACACCCCGTATAAAAAAGCAGAAAACGAACAGTTGTTTGCAGGGTTTGATGTTGGTAAAAAGCGACACCCTTCCCACTTAGTAATCTTCAGTCGGGTAGGTGACGAAATAAAACAAATTAATCAGACGTGGTTAGACGGGTGGAATTATTCTGATCAAATACAGTTTTTGAACGAAATAGCGCAAAACTTTCAGCTAGAAAAAGGGTATATTGATAATACAAGAGGAGAATTAGAAGATCGTGGATTAGCGCAAGTTTGGCACCCTATGGTATTCACTGCAAAAAGTAAACACACTATGGCGCAGGTTTTAGAAGAATATGTACATGGGGGTAAGCTAAAACTCCTAAAAGATGAAAGACAGTCCCAACAGATAATTTCTGTAAACAATGATTTAAAAGCCCCCGTTACTCCTATGGGACACGGGGATGCTTTCTTTTCCATTGCTATGGCGGTACAAGCCGCTTACGAAACTACTATCTACAAGTATGCAACTTTAGGTAGCGCAACGGACTGGCTTGATGCGGTGTCTCCGGGGGAAACTCCAGAAGATCGGGCTAAAGAAAATGGTGTTGATAATAAAGGGGTTTCCGAACGTTTAGATAACATGCTAAAATTAAAGAGCGTGAACCCCGTTGAGGAAAGTGGTGAGCATTTAAACCCCGATTGTTCTGAATCGGTATGTCAACCAAGTTTTTGGGTACGAGAACGTAAATTATGTATATACTGTGGATACAGAGGGTAGGAGAAATAAATGACAACAACTATGACACTAACGGATACCATCGGAACGATACCAGTAATCTTAAGTCCACAGGCAAAGGTAGTAGCCGAGAAACGTTACTTCCTAAAGAACGATAATAATGAGGTTACCGAAGATGCTTCCGCTTTGTTTAGGCGTGTCGCTGACGCAATCGCCGCTATTGAAACACGGTACGGCAAACTAGATGTAGACACCCAGCTTTCAGCTAACGAGTTTTATACTATTATGTCTAATTTAGATTTTATACCGAATTCTCCAACACTAATGAATGCGGGAACAAAACAAGGAACCTTATCCGCATGTTTCGTGCTTCCTTTAGAAGATAGCATGGAAGGCATTATGAAAGCCGCCCATGACACTGCTATGGTTCAAAAATTTGGTGGTGGCACTGGGTTCGCTTTATCTAATCTTCGCCCTAAGGGGGATAGAATTAAGACGACTCATGGTATTTCGTGTGGCCCGATAGAGGTGCTTAAGACGTTATCAAGGGTGTCTTCGATGATTACTCAAGGCGGTAAACGTGATGGTGCTAACATGGCTGTTATGGATATTCACCACCCAGATATTTTAGAATTTATTGACTGTAAAAAGATTGAGGGTGAAATCCACAACTTTAATATATCTGTTGGCGTAACTGATAATTTCATGAAGGCAGTTAAAGCCGGTACTACTTACCCTTTAATTAACCCACGAACAAAAGAAATCGTCACAGAGTTAGACGCTCGTGAGGTGTTCAGTAAGATTGTATATGGGGCGTGGAGGAACGGTGAGCCGGGAATGATCTTCTTAGATACCGTAAATAAAGATAATCACGTATCAGACACTTACGGTAAAATGATTGCAACTAATCCGTGTGGGGAACAACCCCTTCTGGGTAATGAGTCATGCAACTTAGGCTCTATTAATGTTGCTAATTTTTATGCTGACACTAAATTAGCACACTCCTCAGAACCCACCTTGGACTGGAAAGAAAATATAGATTGGTCTGAATTAGGTAAAGTTGTAAAGATAGCAACACGCTTTTTAGATAATGTTATTGATGCAAATTATTACGCAACGCCTGAAATAGAAAACATGACAAAGGCAACTCGAAAAATTGGTTTAGGTGTAATGGGTTTCGCAGACTTACTAATTCGTTTACGTGTGGGTTATGATACGGAAACAGGTAGACATGTTGGTGAAACACTTATGGGCTTCATCCAAGACGTAGCAGATAACGAGTCAGCCGTATTAGCTGAAGAACGTGGGGTATTTCCCGCATGGGAGAAAAGTGACTACGCTGAATCCGGTCGAAAATTTAGGAACGCTTGCCGCTTAACGGTAGCTCCAACAGGAACTATTTCTATGTTAGCCGACACTTCTAGTGGCGTAGAGCCTACATTTGCATTGGCGTGGAAGAAGATGAATATCCTTGAAGGGGAAACTTTGTATTATGTAAACAAATATTTCCAAAAAGATGCTCATAATTTCGGCTTCTACTCTGATGATCTGATGGAACATATTTCTAATGGGGGTTCCTTGAAGGACAGAGCGGAAGTTCCAGACTGGGTTAAGGGTGTGTACACAACTGCTATGGATATTTCCCCAGAAGCACATGTGGCTATGCAAGCCGCTTTCCAAAAATCGTGTGATTCCGGTATTTCTAAAACAATTAACTTTGCTAATGACGCAACATTAGAAGACGTGTATACTGCATATATGCTATCTTGGGAAAGTAACTGTAAAGGTATAACGGTATATAGGTCTGGTAGCAGGGACAAAGAAGTTTTGGTAAAATCTGAAGCCAATAATCAACCTGTCCTTGAGGGGTTTGAGGCAACGTACAACGAGTTAGAAGAAACGTGCTGTGATAACGCTTTTTTAATTGAGGAAAGTGGGTGCATAACGTGTAAATCTTGTGGTTGGAGTAAGTGCCACATAGCGTAAATTTTAGTTTATGTAGTATAATAGTTTAGGTAAGTAGGAGAGTAATTATGACTTTAGGTAATATTCTTAGAGAACGTGACGAGCAGTATATTTCTAATAGGGATGCATCTGGGACGTGGCGTATTTTAGATACATGGCATGAAGAGTTGAAGACTATAGGCCCGGAAGACGAGGTAGGTGATTCATCTGAGGCGGTAACCGTTATATCTGAGGGGGCATTTATATCCTTGATGAAGGAAGCGGGACGGTCAGGAATTCTTGATAACGTGTCGAACACGGGGGATTCAGAAGAGTTTGCTGATATGTCTGAACAGTACGAGCAAGCTATACTAAAAATACAAAATTTGGAAACCATAATTGCGAATCAGAAAGAGCAATTGTCTGATACACGTACTGTGTATTCCGAGCATTCCCATATTAAAGAGAAAGCGATGGACACCGTTCTTAAATTAGCAGGTATGGATACATTGGTTTCGCAACGGTTTAATGACTTAGGTAAGGATTAATTTATGAAATTATCTGAATATATGCCTGAAATGCCCGGAATGGCACAACAGATGGTTGATTTCAATGAAGGTTTGAATTTTATTCAACTGATGAAACAACAAGGCGACACAAGTACTGCGCCTTCTATTGGTCTTGACCACATTGTAAATACATGGGTCAGACACCAAATGGCGTACAGGCAGCAGCTTGTCCAAGACTTACAGACAATTTCTTATTCGGTGGCTGAAATTAGAACCGCTTTAGGTCACATTACTGGTGAGGTGTTCCGTCGTGGGATAGAGGTAAAAGCGAAAAAAGAAAATGCTGACAGAGAACAGTTAGATTATTTTAATAAGTTTTTGTTAGATTGTAATATCTTTGACCAAAGTTTAGAGTCTGTACTTAGGCAATTCCATAGTGATATAAACACTGTAGATGATGGCTTTCTTTATTTAATGAAAGAGTACCATGATGATGGTGGGAAAATTAGATCAAAGGTAAAAGAAATTCGGCGGTTAAATCCAGCACTTGTAGAATT